TGTGAGTGGCTTGCTGAAAGCAAGGAAGCTGCATTCGTAGCTAGGTGGTGGGCAGCAGAGCCGTTCGTACCTGATGGTATTGTCAGTGGCACTGGGCTGTGGGAGCTAGTGTCTACACCAATGGAAGCAGCAGATTGTTTCTACCCTTGGAAAGGACTCAACGACATTACCTATGGCATCAGAGCAGGTGAGCTAGTCACATTCACAGCAGGTAGTGGACTAGGTAAGAGCCAGACATTGAGGGAAATTGTGTGGCATCTGTTGCAGAACAGCAACGACAACATTGGCTTGATGTTCTTAGAAGAGAGTGTTCGTAAGACTAGTCTGTCAATGATGAGCCTTGCTGCTGACACACCCCTGCACCTACCAACATCTGAGGTATCTGAAGTAGTACGAAAGGATGCATTCGATAAGACACTAGGCACTGGTCGCCTCTACTTCTTTGATCACTTTGGATCAACAGCCATTGAGAACATTGTCAATCGTGTCAAGTATATGGCTAAGGGACTAGGCTGTAAGTATGTATTTCTAGATCACCTATCGATAATTGTCTCTAGTCAGGACAATGGTGATGAGCGTAAAGCCATTGACGAAATCATGACCAAGCTTCGCATGCTTGTGCAGGAAACTAGCATTGCCCTCATCATTGTCAGCCACCTCAAGCGTCCATCAGACAAGGGACATGAGGAAGGTGCAACCACTAGCCTAGCTCAGCTTCGAGGCAGTGCTGCCATTGCACAGCTTAGTGACATGGTGATATCGCTAGAGAGGAATGGTCAGGCTGATGATCCTGTTGAGCGTAACACCACCAAGGTGAGGGTCCTCAAAAATCGTTTTGCAGGTGCGACTGGTCCTGCTTGCAGCTTGCTTTATAACAAAGACACTGGCAGAATGTTCGAGATTGATTCAACAATGGAGGGACTTATGCTATGAAGAAGTGGGATGGTTTCGATGTTGCCATCATAGGTACAGCCTCTATATGGAGTGGAGGTGAGCGTGTTGAAGTGTTGGTGTATGACATCTTTGTAATGGTGCAACAACTCATCGTCAGAGATGGCATGACTGAAGATGAAGCACTTGAATACATTGAGTTTAATATTGAGAATGCTTACATAGGAAAGGACACACCAATTATTGTGTGGGAATATAACGATGAGTGACGGAGGAAAGGGACATACTCAGCGTCCCAGAACAATAGCTGATGATGAATGGGCTACTAGATGGAATGCCATCTTTGGCAAAGACTCAGTAGAAGATTACAAACAGTCGGTAGATGTTGACAACCTCCGACAAAATCATAAGGACAAGGACGATGATCTTCTTAGACATAGAGACAAACCTGAAACATGACACCATTTGGTTATGTGTTACTAAGCACAACACCACTGGTGAAGTGAGGCACTGGCGGGAAGCCGACACCTTGCAACAATACTTAGATGGTGAGCAAGTGGTAGGCCACAACATCATTGGCTTTGATGCTCCAGTGCTAAAGAAGGTATGGGGTGTTGTCATTCCTGACAACAAGCTAGTAGATACACTGGTGATGTCACGCCTGTATAAGCCTGACATTGACATTGTTATTCCTGAGCAGGGCAAAGCCCCTAGTCCACACAGTCTAGAGGCATGGGGCTATCGCTTAGGCAATCACAAGATTGGCTACACTGCCTTCGATGGTGGATACACTGAGAGCATGGCTATCTATTGTGAGCAGGATGTGTTGCTGCTTGAAGATTTGTACAACCATCTATCAATAGTGATGGTGAAGGAAGGATTCTCTACACAAAGCATTCAGCTTGAGCATGATGTTGCAATCATCTGCCGTGGTATGGAAGACAACGGCTTCATGCTAGACATGGAGAAAGCTATGGTGTTGAATGCCACCCTCAGTGGTCGCATGTCTGACATTGAAGAGAGCATGCAGAAGGTGTTTCCTCCTATCGTGGAGCAACGCTTCTCTGCGAAGACAGGCAAGCAACTGAAGGATAAGATTACCGTCTTTAATCCCGGAAGTAGGCAGCAAATTGCTGAGCGATTGGCAGGGCTTGGTGTTAAGTTTACTAAACACACAGACAAAGGCAATGTCATTGTGGACGAAGCTGTGCTTGAGAAGATTGACTTGCCAGAAGCTAAGCTTGTAGCTGAATACTTAATGATTCAAAAGCGTGTGGCTCAGATTAGTAGTTGGTTGGAACTGGTAGGTGATGACGGTAGGGTACACGGTAGAGTCACTACTAATGGTGCAGTGACAGGCAGAGCTACACACAGTAGCCCTAACATGGCACAGGTTCCTGCGGTAGGTAGTCCCTTCGGTGCTGAGTGTAGAGAGATGTGGCGTGTGCCTGTTGGGTACAAGCAGGTAGGCGTTGACCTGTCAGGTATTGAACTTCGTTGCTTAGGTCACTACCTCAAGGATCAGGAATGGATTGATGAGTTGCTGAAGGGTGACATCCACTGGTTCAATGCACAGAGCTTTGGCTTGGTGGAGAAGGGTACTGTCAAGGACGATAACAATCCTGAGCACAAGAAGGCTAGGAACACCACAAAAACCCTGACATATGGGGTGTTGTATGGTGCAGGTGCTGCCAAAGCAGGATCAATTGTTGGTGGTAACAGCAGTAAAGGCAAGAAACTTATTGATAGTTTTATCAATAACACGCCCGGCCTTGCTGAGCTGAAGAAGAAGATATCTAAGCTGATGGCTAAGGGTCATCTCCCTGCACTGGATGGACGCAGGGTGTGGGTTAGATCTGAGCATGCAGCATTGAACACATTGTTGCAAAGTGCAGGTGCTATCATTGCTAAGCAGTGGCTTGTTGAATCAACAAAGCTGTTGCAAGAGAAGGGAATAAATGCTAAACTGTTGGCGTTTGTTCATGACGAAACACAATGGGAAGTTAAAGAAGATCAGGCAGAGGAAGCAGCTAGGCTCATTGAGCAAGCAGCAACCAAGGCAGGTGAAGCTTTAGGTTTCCGGTGTCCGGTTGATGCCGAAGGTAAGGTTGGTAACAACTGGCGTGAGTGCCACTGACGATAGAAGTGGGTTTTCATATTGGAGATTATTATGAGTGAAGAAAAGAAAGCAATTAAATTGAAGGCTGATGTCTTCTGGTGTCAACACAACAAGGTGAATGACATGTCCGGCAAGTTTCAACTTAACTTGTGCAACTTGTCTGATGCTGCTGTTGAAGCATTGGAAGAGATGGGCATCAGTGTTCAGACTGGCGAAGACAAGAAGTCTGACATGGGTCGTTACATCACATGCAAATCAGAGAAGCCCATCCGTGTCTTTGATACGGACAATGATGAGATTACTGAGGCCATTGGCAACGGCAGCAAGGCTAAGGCTTTGGTGTCTAGCTACTCTTGGACATACAAGAACAAGAAAGGTGTTAGCCCTTCGTTGAAGAAGCTGGTCATCACTGACTTGGTTGAGTATGCTGCAGGTAGTGGTATCAGTGCAGACGATGAGGATGTGCTGTAAATGAAAGCCTTGTTCGATAGCGACATCTTCGCTTATCGAGCAGCATCTGCATGTGAGGATGAAGACGAAACAACGGCACAGCGAACACTGGATCGTTTAGTAGTTGATGTCCTCATGTGCGGTGTTGATAGCATCTATCCTGATTGCTTTGTGGATGAGTGGCATATGTTCTTAACAGGTAAGAACAACTTCAGATATCAGATAGCCACCACTGTTCCTTACAAAGGAAACAGAGTGGACAAGCCTAAGCCAAAGCATCTAGCTTTCCTTAGAAACTATTTGGTAAAAGAATGGGGAGCCACCATCTCTGATGGTCAGGAAGCCGATGATGCAATTGCCATTGAAGCTACAAAGCTTGGTGACAATTGTGTCATTGTGTCTTTAGACAAAGACTTAGATCAGATTGTTGGTTGGCATTACAACTTTGTTAAACATCTAGGCTACTACATCAAACCAGAGGAAGCTTTGGTAAAGCTGTACACGCAGATGCTGACAGGTGATGCTGCTGATAACATCAAAGGATTGTTCCGTGTTGGTCCAGTGAAAGCAGCCAAGATACTTGGGGATACAACAAATGAACTTGAGCTATACAACAAAGTGTTGGAAGCTTATGAAGGTAATGCTGAGCGTGTGTTAGAGAATGCTCGGCTTCTTTTCTTACGAAGATATGAAGGACAGATATGGACTCCACCACAAACATAAAGCCAAATGACATTGCTCTTATCCTCCGTCCTACTATTGTGGATGGTGAATACACCAAGAGCTTTCAGGTGTTAGTCAGTGGCTTTGGTCCTCTCACTATTAGCCGTGATGACACAGACAATCTGATTGGTATGGCTATGATATTGGCAGCAACTGTCCAGTACATGGAAGAAGACGATAAGCTTGCAGATAAGCTTGTTGCTTATTGTGGCAAAGTGTTTGCCGATGTTGGTGACTTTGCTTATGACCCAGACCATGACAGCTTCAGTGATGGCAGCTTCACTGTAGATACCAAGACAGTGGGAGGTATGCAATGAATGTAGATGACACACTGGCACAGCGAGGCACTAGGTATGGTAACTACCGAGAGGATGTCTCCAGAGTTTCACAGGCTTTGAAAGACACCCTTCGTTCTGGTGCTGAATGGAATGCGATGGATGATGATATGAAGGAAAGCCTTGATCTCATCTGTAACAAAATCTCTCGCATTGTTAATGGCGATCCTTGGTATCATGACTCATGGCATGACATCATTGGCTATGCCAGATTGGTGGAAGAAAGATTGGAAC